GCCCCCACCGAGAAGGTCGCGGCCGAACTGATCCTGGGCGCCAAGCGCATCGGTGGCCTGCAGCCGGTCATCGTGCCGTTCTTCCCGGCCAAGTCGCTGATGGTGACCAGCCTCAGCAACCTGTCGCTGTACTGGCAGATTGCCTCGCGCCGCCGTCACATCATCGAGCAGCCGAACAAGAACCGCGTCGCCAACTTCGAGTCGTCCAATGATGACTACGTGGTGGAGGACTACGGTCTGGGCGCGGTGGCCGAGAACATCGAGTTCGGGATCTGACCATGGCCGACACCCCCGCCAGCCGCCATGTGAAGCGTGCGCTCGCCTCGAAGGAGGCGGCGCGCACCGCCGGCAGCAACCTGATGGAAGGGACCACCATCTACCAGCAGATGCAGGTGCGTCTGACGGCCGACCGCGCCCGCCTGAAACAGATCCAGTCCACCCAAGGCAAGGCCCAGCTCAAGGTCGCGCTGCTGCCCTCCTACGCCCCGTATCTGGAAGGGGTGCTGTCCGCCAATGC